CTTGTCAACCATTAGCAACCATAGAAAACAAAAAAGCCACCAGTAACTTACTGATGGCTCTTGTTTTTTTAGCCTTTATCAACTATTGCTGATAAACGTTATTTTATTCCCACTCAATTATATTCTAGTAATTTAACTAACTGATAAATATAAATTATATTAAAATCAGATATCACTGACACCGTCACTGATACCGTCATTATGAAATCTGTCTATTTTTTCATCGGTAAGAATTGAGGAGTTTTTCCTTTGCTTCCAGCTCTGAAATACAAAGGTTAAGTGTTCTGGTGTTTTCATCTGCACGCTGAGCTTCACGCCCATATCGTTCAAGTGTTTCTCGTAGTTGTCGAGAAAGTTCACTGGCTTTGGCTTTCTCAATTCGGCAGGTATTGGTGTTATCGGTACTTGTAACTTCTGTTTTCGTGGTACCGGTTGAGAGCTGCACCCTGTCAAAGTGATTAAGAACACGATCAAGCAAAGCATCTGTACGTATCGTATCATGCTGTTGTGCGTCATGATATATCTCCAACCTATTCTGCTGTTCATTGTCTGCTTGTTTACGCAGAACAATATTTGTGGCCACATCCTTTTCATCTAATTGATTACCTGCAATCTGTTTATTCATTGCTTGGTTATCAAAATAAATACCGCCAACAACAAAGCCAGCGGTAAAGGAAACAGCCAAAGCAATTAACGCTATGACGGTTTTATTCATTAATCATCACCATTATTAAATTAATGAAAAGGCTCTATCGAAAACATCATCAACATAAGGCTGTTGAGCATTTTCAACAGAAATGATTGCTTTTGCCATTTTGATTGATGTTGATTTATCAAATAGGTTTAAGCATTCGTGACGTTGAAAGCCCGTATCCTTGCAAACTCGTTTAATATAATTTTCAGTATGGTTGTTATCAGATGATGGCGCCCATCGTTCTATGATTTCTTCAACAGTATCTATTTTGTCACAACCAACATTAGGCTTACCTTTTTGCTTACTATAAGTTTGAAGCAATTTCATTAATGCCCGAACACCATAATAAACATTGATAAAAGTACAAAATTTATCATCATTTTGTACTGTTGCTAGACCTTGCCATTTAGAAGAACCATGTCGAATGTTGCCCGGATTATTATTTCTGATACCTCTAACGCCAGTGTTAACGTAATTGCTTTTAAAAACTGACATATTCACCCCTTTATAAACTTGATGACATTGCCTTTACTGACCAGCAACGTTGTGCAGATCAGGATATTGGCAAAGATGTTGTAGATATCAGCGTGATAATTAGGATCGAAGTAAGCGCGAATAGGTACGCTTGAAGAATAAGCAAGAATGAGGAAAGCTAACCATCCACCTTTTTTACAGTGTTGCCTGCCGTCACGTTTAAAATAGAACACACGTAGAAATATGACGGTACAGATGATGGCATTAACAATAGTGAGCAATGTTTCGCATTTCATTGTTGCCCTCCTTGTTTCGGTATATCAGCCCTTCCGTATGCTTTTACGCTTAACTTAACCACGAGCAAAGCGGAAACAAAAGCACCTACGGCATCGATATGTTCGATTTCGTATTGCTCAGGTTTCACACCGAAAAGACCAGTAACAGAAATAAAGATAGTTGCTGCAGGGCTAAAGAATATAAGGCCACAAACGAAGCTTAAAAAGGCTAATACCGATCTACGTTTAAAGCTATATTCAGTAGCAGCAGTGGTAAAGAAGATGGCTCCCAACAGTGAACCCATAACAACTTCTGCTGGAAGCCCTGCGAAGTAGCCAAGAAAAGCAGTAGTGCCGATCCCAGCTTTTGTGTAGACATCTTCTTGCATGAGTGTAGTACCAGTGATTAATGAATAACCATGATACTACACAATCAACATGATAACCAAAAATGCAAATAAGATAAAATAAAAACAAACAATAGAAATACTGAACAATCTTTACTTTAATGATAAAATTCAGCCATTCTATTGGTAAAATAAATAATAATTTAATATGCAAAGTAAAAAGTTTAGAGCTGACATTAATGGATTAAGAGCTATTGCGGTTTTATCTGTCATGTTTTTCCATTTTAATCAGGGGTTGGTACCTGGTGGTTTTGCTGGTGTTGATGTATTTTTTGTCATATCTGGATTTTTAATGACATCAATTATATTTAGAGGATTAGAAAGCAATAATTTTTCTCTCTGGAGTTTTTTAAAAGCAAGAGCTAGACGTATAGTTCCAGCGTTAGTAACCGTCATATCCATTGTATTGGCGCTTGGTTATTTATTTTTTGAACCATTAACATATCAGTTAGTCGGTAAGCATGGACTTTCTAGTTTACTTTTTATATCTAATATCACTTATGCTAATGAAGCTGGATATTTTGATGCAGACTCTTTTAGCAAGCTATTTTTACATACATGGTCATTATCAGTAGAATGGCAATTCTATATAGTATATCCAATAGTATTAATTATTTTATCAAAATTATTTTCAATAAATACACTGAAAAAAATTGTTGTAATCTCTGCCATCATAATCTTTGTCTTTTGTGTGTATTTCTCGTCCATAAATAAAACCCTTTCTTACTTCATGATTTACACTAGAGGGTGGGAAATGCTTTTTGGTAGCATCGCGTTTTTATTCCCATTATCAATAGAGGAAAATAAAAAAAGAATAATTGAGTTACTTGGATTAATCCTGATTATCACATCATTCTTTATTTTTTCAGATACTGATACATGGCCTAGTTACAATGCATTGATGCCTGTTTTTGGAGCGTATCTTTGTATTCTAGCTAATTGTAAAAAAACTTTATTATCAAATATAGCATTTCAAAAAATAGGTCTTTGGTCTTATTCTATTTATCTTATCCATTGGCCTTTTATTGTTTTCTTTAAAAAAATAAATATAGAGATCTCTATTTTTACTTACTTTATATCTACCATATTACTTGCATTTATTATCTATAGTATTATAGAGAAAAGAAGAGATTATAGTTATGGGTTAATATTATGTTGGATTCTATCTGTAGGCGTATCTTATTACGTTTCTATTGATGGTGTAGGTAATAGAGTAGATGAAAAATATAAATTGACTAGCAAGGAGTTTCATAGAGAGTATTTTGGTGGGAGTGCTATAAAACAAGCTAGCGTTATTCAAGAATTTAACATTGACAATAATGATAATCCTCAAGCAATTATAACTGGTGATAGCTTTAGTCGTCAATACATGAATAGTTTTAAAAAAAGTGGATTTAAAGCTATTGGTATTTTTAAAGATGGCTGCTTCATAACTCCAAATTATTATTCTAAATTTGAAAGCAATGATAACAGGCTCTGTAAATTGAGATATGACAATTTTATAAAAGTTATGAAAGAGCATCCCAAAACTAATGTTATTCTATCCATGTCATGGGGTTCATATAAATTAACAGATAAGAATACTGACAGAGAAATTAAAGATAATTCAGATTCTATCATTATCAACGAGTTATCTGAATTAATAAAAATAGGTGGTCACCTTAGGAAATATTATATAATTGGAAGACCTAATGGTAGTGAGAAATCATCATTTGAATGTCTTGCTAGGAATAATCTTCCTATAAATAGAATAATAACACACTGTGAGTTATTCTCTGAAAGAAAAATAATATCTATTAATGATGAATTAAAAAAGCTTGAAACATTATATAATAATGTAACTATTATCGATCCTAATGATGTTCTTTGTAAAGAAAATGAATGCATATTATTAGATAAAGATGGTGAGCCTATTTATTCCGATAGCAGTCATTTATCTATATTTGGAGCAAATATAGTTGTTGAGTATATATTAAAAAAAATAAATTAACATATTTTAAGCGCCCGTAAGGGCGCTATCGTTTATGGATAATAAGCGACTAGTTTTATAACTCCATCTACTGCTTGTATTTCCCATAACTGACCTGTCTTTTGATCGGTAATAACCGGGGAAGCTTCTTTTGTTAAGAATCTTAAATGACCAGAAATATCTCCCCCTGAACTACCAACCATACCATGTCTATTATCGTGACTATGAGTCCTAGAAAATAAAGAGCATATACGTAAATAATTACTTCCATTTAGCTTAGAAAAAGTATACTTAACTTTAAATGTCCTCTCTAAATTTCTAGTTCCCGTTGTATTTATACACTGTAGTTCAGAATGATACTTATATATTACCCTATCATTTACATCTAACGCTTCAATAGAACAGTAGCCGTTTAAATTTTCAATATGATAAATGGCAGATCCTATTAGCGCAAAATGATGATAAGAACTTTGCATTGTTAGAACTATTTCATATTTATCGTCGCTTATCACAGGAAGCTCAACAAATGTTGATAAATTTCCATCAAACGCTTTATTTAAAATATTTTTACTAACAGTAAACTCACTACCATTTCTATACACAGAAATATTATATTTTGGTCTTAAAGCAAAATTACCAAAAAAGTTATCTATATGTCTAATATATCCCTGCGAAGATAACCTAGAATTTAAAGCATAAGGAGTATGTTCTAGGAATAAATCTCTAAAAGCAAATGAAGTATTGTTTATTTTATTTAAACCTGGCTTATCCTCCTTTATAAATTTACTAAATACCCCTTCACCATCATTAAGTGTTGCCCCCATCATTTCAATGATATTATTAATTGACTCCTGAGTCCCATTATCAGGTTTATTACCTCTACTGAAATGGATTAATATATCACCATCAGTTGATTTAATATCCCATCCCTTTACTATAAATTTATTACTATTACCTTCACAATATATAAACTTGTCAATTAGTTTTTTATCTGATTGAAACTCACATATAATAATATTTGCACTTACTTCACCACCATTAGTCATTCCATTAGTGTTTGATTGTAATAATTGTAAATTTTTTCTAGCTCTCCTAGCCCTAATGTCGATAGTGTTTCCATTCACCCAGCCAAATATCTCATTCACACTCTCGGAATCGTAAATACCCTGTAGCGTAAGCGCATAACTAAAACCATCCACATAAAATTTTAAGTCATTTCTATGAACGTTCTCCCAAGATGATTCATCTACACCTAGTGATGGGCGTAACCAAGAGCCTCCCAACATTAATACACCACCACCTGTTAGGTTGGAATAATCATCAACATTACCTTGATCCCATCCATCATAATCGATATGCCCGTTTCTAATATCTAATCGACCAGAAATAATATTGTCTTGACAACCTAGCGAACCATCAGGAGACTTCCAACTGTAAAATCCAACCATATAATAGTCATCTGGCAACACTATTGTTTTAGATGTTTTTAAATAACCATACGTTGGCATTGTTACATTTCTACGAAACACAATCCCACAATCAATTGGCTGAATTAATTCTAAAGTTCCCTCCCAGAGTAAAGTGATGTCTTCAAATATTACCCTCTCACTGTATTGATATGTTTTACCTTTAGGAATTACCAATGCGTATCCATTTTCTTTACACCAATCAGATGCTGTCTGTAAAAAGTTTCCATCTTCATTGACAAAATAATCAAGTGAAATAGTTTTCCATATATTGTCAATAAAGTCTGATAGTTTTAACCCAACATTAGTACCTATTAATGATGCACCAGTAGGTTTACCCAATTCAATTAACACCTCAGAAGCCGATCCACTCTCAGGTAAAACAGTAATTGGCTGACCATCATCATCAAACGCTAACATTTTATTGGCACGTTGTTGAGTGTTTGGTAACGCATTAATAGGCTTATCCTTAACTCGTAATGTCTTACTATCAATATCCTTAATACTGTTATCAACATAGTCTTTATTGGCACTATCACTGCCGAGCTTAGGAGGCGCTAAATTAGCAATACGATTGCCCTTGGCATCATAGTAGTTCGATAAATAGGTGGGTTTGCGTAGGCTTAAAGAGAAAGTGCCCAATGCTTTTTGAATTAACATCGTTAAATAATCAAAGGCATCTTCATGTACTTCTGCAAAGAATTTCCCCTGATTACGTAAGTCAGTTTCTTGTACAACGGGTAAATCACGTTCTAATAATATCTTCCAGCCTTGAGCTAAAGGTTTATTTAAAACCACCTTACCGCCATGATAAGAACCAGCTCCCACAATAGTGTAATCAGTACCATTCTTTAATGTTTTTTCATTGCCCTCACTGTCAGCAACCACAACAACCAAATGCTTGCTTTCAAAGATACGGAAGCGGAAATCAAAATCCGTTGTTACGCCATTACCTACATACTCTTCATGGCTTAGCTCAGTAGATACCGTCATTGCTCATCTCCTCTGGTGTTAATGAGGATATGATACGTTTAACTACAAAATATATCCATATTTGCAATAATGGTTATCAAATAGAAAATTAAATTAACCAATTAGGTGAACATTTTAATGCATTTACATTATTATAGTTTACGTAATTATTTTCATTAGTGAGGACTTTAGCCATGGAAAAGAAGTATGAATACCCTGCACCAGCTAACTATCCAGATGTAGTGAATACCGATGAAGGGATTGAAAAATTAATTACAAAATCAAACCTTGAATCACTTTTAACAAAGATGGGAGAAGATGGTCATGATGTATCAGCTCCACTTGTAGAACTGATAGCAATGAGAAACTTTATAGTTCAAAAGATGAAAGGCAATAAAAATATAATACCGTTAGTGGAATGTATTTTAGCTGAATTAAAGAAATGATAACAATGCACCGCTTAAGCGGTGCTATTTATATATTTCGTTAATAAAATCACTTTTTGATTCTTTATATTTCTTACCAAAAAGACTTTTACAAGCATCGTCCATTACTAACTCTGCTTTTTTAAGCTTGTCTTTACAGTGAAAAAAGTACAAACATAAGCCTATTGTCACAAAAACAAATAATATGGTTCCGCCACGTGGAAAGATAAAGCTCATAAATACCCCAAAAATACAGGCAATAAGAATATATTTTGCTGTATTATAACTAAGCATTGCATCATCATAATCTTTCTTTATTTTTAATAACTTATCTTTATTCCACATGGCGTTTACTCTATTTCATCTGCTCCTCAACCTGATTCAATAATGGTGACAAATAAAACAAGTTTTGGAAAGGTAATAGTTTGCGTACAGATCGCACTTCTCTATCATCAAACTCACCATTTAATACACCTGATGTGATGTTTTTAATATCACCGCCAAGGTCAAATGTAGGCCCTAGCAATGCACCTATACCGTTGCGACTTTGATAACGTGATGCTGGTGGCCCACCAAACATGGCACTCATACCATAAGTACCACCGCTAAGGTTTTCCAATACGTTGTTAGGCTCACCTAACCAGCCCATCATTCCTGACCAGTCTAACCCTTCTTTCACTAAGTTAGCCGGTTCGGTATTAATATCTCGTCCTGCCATTTTAGCCTTGAGGACATAGACTAGGGATCCAAGTGCTACCTGAAGCAATGCTCCATAGTAAAATGATGCATCACCTGATTGTATGCCTGATACCAACGCTCTATTGTGAGTAGCAAAGAAGAAGGTTTTAAACTGCATCACAATCTTACCTAGTTCACTGCTCATCATTAATGGTGTATCACCAATGCCCGGTGTGATAACCGTGGTTCTTACGTCTTTTAATACTGCCGCTTGGAAAGTTTCACGCACAACACGATCATCCCACAAATGGCTATGCCCTGTTAACATGCCGTCTAAGTCTTCCCCGTGTCGTTTAAACTGATCTGCTATACGCTTTAGCATTGATTCATCAATACCTATATGAGCCAGTTTCTTTATTTCTCGTTTACTTAACGAACCACCAGCATCTAAAGTGTTTGCTGCTTTCAGTACCTTAGATTGAGTAATAAGCCCAGACCACATTTTCATCGTGTCTGTATATTGGTTCATTAATGTGAAGTTACCAAATTTCTGTGATGACCACTGTAAACCACGCTCTAAATAGCTACGTCTGCTATAGGGATCGCTAAGGTCAGCAATCACTTTAGAACGACTGGATAATGCATATTCAAGGCCAATACCCATTTCACGCAAATCGGCCTTAGCAATGCGCATAGCACTGATATCAGTTAGCATCTTACCCAATGGTTTTAACGCACTACGTAAACCGTGTTGCATAATCGGACGAGCCATATCAGGTAACGATGATATTGTCATACCCCCCAATAAACGTAAAAAGTTAACGTGACGAGCCACACGGCCAGCCCGCACAAATAGACTTGCTGGATCTTTAGGTGCTCCATAAGTACCTAATAAACGGTCACGCATCGCGCGAATATCACGTAAATCCGCCTCTCTTCGTGCCTCTAATCGACTACGTTCTTTAGGTGTGGTTGCATCAGCAATAAGTTGGTTATATTCCTCTGTAATCGCTTTGATTTGATTATCCATATCAACACGGCCAAATTTAGCCGTGAGTTCAATTTCAGGCGCAACTTGGCGAATATAGTTTTCCATCACATAGTTAACATCTGATTCGAGATAGTCTTTAATACGTTCATCAGGAATGTTAAGCGTTCTATCTTTTGTAAAACCAGCACGTTTAACTAACCCATCAGGGATCAGTTCACTGGGTACAATGCCAGACGGGGCACCAATAATTTTATTAATGATATCATCTGCTGCCGCATCTAACTCTTCGCGATCTAAAGGTGTCAGGCGATTTAATGCTGATTGTCTAATTCTGTCATGGCGAGTTAATGAATTTGCAGTTCGTGTTAAACGACGATGTTCATTTCTAAACTTGCGAGGGTTATCAAGAATATCAACACTACGTTGTAATGCAGGTAATTTATTCTCAGCATCATTAATACGTTGTAACTTTCTTTGTAATGTTGCCTGTCTTCTTGTTTGTGTTTTATTTAGCTTAGTAAGGTTAGAAAGTGAATTTAGCTCAACTTCTACCGCGTTCTTTTCATTAATTATTTTTTGATATTTATTAATATCATCCATCAACAAAGACTTTTTACCCGACCAACTCTCAGCCTCTTTAATCTCAAGCCCTAAACGTTCAGCTTGTGGTGATGCATTGCGTGCTTTATCAATACCGATTTCAGCACGATCAAGGCTACCTTTGGCTTTATTTATCGAGGTTTGATTAATCTCTTCTAACCAGTCAGCAATGATTTTCTTAAATTCAGTACGATCATTTAAAATTTTGTCGAATTTATAAATACGAGGGAAGTAGCTTTGTGCTGTTGTCACCTTTACACCTTCACGTAAGATCCCTAATTCAACTATTCTATCTTTGGTTGCTTCGACAATAGGTCTAATAGAACGTGCCGCCTCTGCCACTTGTGGTATCGCATGAGTATCACCATTGCGCATAGCATCACCAACAGCTTCACTAAATTGGTAATAATTCATATCACGGCCACCAGATTGACGATATTGTTTAAAGTGGTCTTTCGTTGATTCTACTTGTTTATAAACGAGAGTTTCATAACCTCTCACTTTTGTTTCAACAGCGGTAAATGTCGCAATACCTTCTTCATTTTTAGCAAAGGTAAAGTTATTTTCTGTGAGTTGTTGGTTAATTTGTCGCGCTGTTTTAGAGGGGGATTGAGCAACACGGCCAACAGGGCTAACATTCATCGTACGATTAATAAATGATGGCCCTTTTAAGGTTTCTTGTTCTAATGTGGTGTTAGGTACTTCCATTGCACCAACACTAGAATTATCAGGAATATTGTTTGGAATATTTTGTTGCCCTGATTGTTGTTCTCCAATTAAATCATTTCTTACTTTTGTTACCAATTCACCACGGTTTTTTACTAACTGCGCAGCTGAACCTAAGGTTCCACCGATCATGGCATCAAGTGTAATGTTAATTGCACTTTCAGTTAATGTTCGTGTTTCTTGGGTACTATGTAATGCCATTTCAGAAGCTACACCACCAGCGATATTTGCCAATGCAAACTTACCTGCGGTTGTGGCCACACTGCCACCTTTTACAATGGCTCCCCCTGGTATCATCATTGCAGCAACATTAATTGGATCAATAACCCCCATAGCAATACTACTCACAACACCAGCACCGCCAGCATCTGCTAACATTTGCTTATCGTTACGCTCACGATCAATACGTTGTTTTATTGCAGCTGTTTCTTGAGGAGAGTTTGAATGAATAAAGGCATCGGCATAGTCTTCATAGCCTGAAAGCGTTAATTCATCTTCAAATGGGTTATAGCCTTCTACATCTTCAAATTGATTAAAAGGTGCAGTAGCAATTAAGCTACCCACTGAGTTATCGATACGAAACGCCGCATCACGTAATTCTTTAGTTTGCCGTCTATCATCAAGCGGATTAATAGGGTCATACCAAGACGGTGAAACATTATCACCGTAAGTAGGTTCAGTTTGCTGAACAGCATTAATATCCGCAGATAAAATATCATCAGGTTGTTGTTCGTAAATAGGCATCAGTTTTTATCCCAAGAAAAATAATTATTGAATTTATTTACTCGCTCATTGTGAGCTTCTTTATATTGCTCACGGACACTTTGACGACGTTCATCAAATTCTGAGCGCGATTTATCCAATGCTTCTTCTCGTTCCCTTTTATTCTGTGCTTCCTTAACGCTTTGCTGACGTTTTTCCATTACCTCTTTGTACATTGGTGATGATGACTGTTCTGGTTTAAAGCGAATAGGCAAGCCGTTATTTCCCGTGTATGGACGATAAATAGGGATATCATCACTACCGGTTTGTTTTATCATTATGCCGTAGCTGTAGTCTCTGGGGGTCACTGCATCAGAGACAATAACAATATCAGTATCAGAAGAAGCGCCACCAAATGATTTAGACATTAATTGCTTTTTCTCTTCTTCCCATTGACCCGCGATCCAGTTTCCAGCACCTGATTCATTAATACCGTATACGGCTTCTGGCGCATAACGCATAACTTCTTCGCTGCCATTGATATTTGATACAGCCCATGTTCTTTTAATTTGAGCGTTAGTCATTTTCTTGGCTAGTTCTGCATCACCGCCTGTTTCAGCAAAGTTAGCGTCATACAACGTTTGATAGTCACGTAAGTAAGCACCATTTTGAGCACCAGGCTTACTAACGCTTGGTGAAGAAAATGGTTTATACCAAGGGTAAAAATCATTGATATTAGATTGTGCAGCCTTATCTCTATCCTTGATATATCCTTTATCCCTGATTTGAGAAGCGATCATTTGCTTAGTGCGTTCATCTTGTTCAAATGTCGTCTTAAATGCAGTTTCTACCGCTTTCTCATCAGGCATACCTGCTCGACTTAAACTATATACTTTTGAGTAATACGCCATTGTGCTTGATGGAATATCCGTAGCTGATGCCGGATTGTTATCAAATATCTGCCCATACATTTTCGCGATAGGAAGAACAACTTCAGGATCTTTAGATGTTGCCCCCATATTCAATACAGACTTAACTTGTGATGGGATAATCCCTGTTCTTGCTGTAAGTTCAGCAACGGCATTTAAGCTATTAGCATCACGTAAATTAAAGCTCTGCTGAATATGTTGTTCAAAGTAATCATCTGCTGCCTGCTGATTGTTCTTATCATTAGGATCAAGCGGAAAGTTATTTTGAATGGAAAGTTGTAATCGGTTAGCTGCAAACTGCTTATCTTGTTCTTTGATGTTACCTTCAACGAACTTACCAAATTTCTCCCAACGTTGAATTTTGCTTTCGTAGTTTGCTGCGCCCGTTTGTGGTCTGATTTGAGATAACAAAGCTTGCTGTGCTTGTGGCGACATTTCTTTAGCTGCTGACATAAAACCAGCATAACGCTTAGCTTCTTGCATATCAGCAGACATAGCTGAACCTTTGTCATAGCCAAACGCAGAGATTAATTCATCATGAGTAGGCGCATTAGGTGCATCAAGTCCTCTTTCCCATGCTGCGTAAGAGTCAGCGACACGAGTACCGAATTGTTGCTGTAACTCACTTTGCTTTTGCTTACGTAGCTGTTCTGCTTGTCGTAAATATTTTGCTTGGTCAGCTTCATCTAAGGCATCGAAAGCGGCAGATCCGGTTAATAGTTTGGGTGCTTCTGATGTCGCTTGTAACTCAACAAAACCAAGTGCTGACTGTATGCCTGTTGCTATCTGCTCATCAGTGTAATTAACACGGTTACGCCCATTCTCTTTATACATTATCGCTGTCGATAAATGCGTTAAGGTATCAAGATTCGTTAAATCTAATGGTTGATTAGGTTCAACACCAAGGTAATCAGATACATACTCAATGTATGCCTGAGTATCATTATTATCTTCTGGTGGCGCCCAACGATTAATGATCTGCTCTGGTGTAACAAACCCTTGTCGAGCATAAGAAAGTAGATTTTTACCTAATGCTCTAATGCCGTGCTCAGGTGTGGCAAACTTAGCAAATGCACCATCATCACCGGTTTGCCCTACCCATTTATTGCTAGATATACGAATATTACCAGGGTTGTTGTTTCTAACACCTCTTGTATCACCGTTAGTAGGTGTATACATATTCTCTTGCTGTTTATGCAAATTATCAGCGTAAGCAGTAGCATTTTCAGGGTTATCAAAAATCCCTAAGTGCTTACCTGTTTGCTCGTATAACGCAATAGCTTCATCATCAAATAACAGCTTGCCATCATCACTTACAGTAGGTATCAACACTTCACCATCATCGGTATCAATAGAAATCGTTCTTACTGTACTAATTGAGCCGTCTTCGTTTTTAACTGTTGGCCTATTGAGTAAATTAATATTACCCTGTTGGGTCATTCCTTTAACTTTACCAACAGTACCACCATAGAACGCATTATTTCTGGTAGCACCACCAAGGCTTGAAGGTTCTCCATTTCGTTCTAAGAACCCCATATAATCAGCACCGAGTTGGTTTTCAATCGCTTTACGTGCAGTCGCTACTTTGAATTCTTGTTTCTTGGCGAGGATCTGCTCTTCCCCCCAACCATGCGATAATCCAAACTCTTCTATTTGCTGAAACACTTGTTTATGTGCAGAGATATAAGCCTGATTATCGCCGTACATTGATGCGGCAGACTCTGCATTTAATGTTAACGTTGATTGAAACTGATCTTGTTCATAAGCTTTGATTTGCCCCATCTCATGACGATTAGCTTGTGATGCAAACTGAACACCCATTTCTTGCGCTTGTTGCATAAAGCTTTGTCGCACAATATCGTCAGGCAGTGTTGATGATATTTCACCAGCATAATCACGAAATGACTGTTCGTACTCAGATGCTTTGCCAATCGCATTTTTACCTTGCTGTGAAAGTAACCCATTTTGTGGATCGGTCATCAGTTCGTTGGCTTTCTGTCGTAGCTGTAATGCGGCATCTTGCGCCAGTGCAACATTGGCTCTTTGTTTTGCTTCTGCAAATAAAGCGACATATTGCTCACCAACACGACCAAAGCCAGCGCCAAAAGCATCAGGTGATGATTGAACAGAAAACCCATTATTTGGTAACTGCTCAGGCATAACCGTTCTATTATCGTATGTAGGAACCTTTGGCATGATTAAAATCCTTTTGGTGCTTTAGCAAATGTCTTACCCGCTTTCGCAGCACCTGAGCCACCACCACCGAATGGACTCCATGTACCACCAGCCAACTGATACGCGCCATAAGCTTGAATAGGGGCTGTTAATAACGTTGTCATTGCACCCATATTGCCTGAGCGTCTTGCCATTTTTGCATTAAGGCGATCATTCTCAGCTTGCATACGATAACCATACGCTTCACGAGAAGCGTTATTAACCATAGTTAACGCATCAAGCTCACCCATTGCGGCTGTATCCCCCAAAATATCTAAAGCCCCCGCAGTGCTTAAATCAATGCCACTGGCTGACATTGTTGCCGCCTGTGTACCGGCTAATTGGCGAGTGCGTCTACGTTGTTCTTGTGCCTGAGCGTTGCCTTTATTGATCGCATCAAGTGCGGCATCTTCATTAATTTTGGCGTTTTGATTGGCCACTGATGCTTGAAATTTACCATCGGTATATTGTCCGTATGCTTGCAATGCAGAAGTACCAATCACTGCAGCCGCTAATGTTGTTGGTTCACACATTATTTAGCCCTCAATGTAAAACGATGGAAAGGTAACTGAAGTAAACCTGCTGGCTTTGCTTCTTCAATCTGAAACCCCAACCAATGGAGCCAAGCCTTAGCAATATGATTACGTTCATCGACATAATTCATCAGTGTTGAGTATTGCCCTAACATCTGTTTTAAAATGGGTTTACAGCGCCGTAGAAAGGCTTTCTGGTGTTGCTCTAATAAGTCAGTTCCCACCAACCAAGGAACACCTAAACCAGTAAGTAATGAGCCAGAAGCAACACCAAAAATAGTCACGACTTCATCATTAATAATGCCTGCATAAGCTTTAGTAGAAACAGATAAGCCATGCCGTAATACCTGTTCAGGTGTTTGCATTGACATAGCGTAGAACTCATCAATATCAGCTTGTCTTACATGTGGTAATAAACGAACAATATGTTCATGAGTAGCAGGAATAATTTGTACATGATGTTTTTTCATATCAGAAACCACCAGCATCAATACGCGGAATAACAGAGAGCACCGCTAACGGTAAAGGATCAACCTGTCTAATAAAGACACGTCCGTTTTTGCTCCAATCTGCATCTAAATTAATTTCAACAATGCCTGTGGCATCATCAACAGGATTGTCGTAAAACTCGAATTGACGTTGAGGATACTCATATAGCCGTTCTTTTTCAGTACCAGCCCAAATCCCCCTACTACTATTTACAATTAAGCTGGCAACCTTAATAAGCTTCTTCTTATCAAGTAATGTTTCTTGCCCATTGATATGGATATCAAGCGTTTCTAATTCGCTGGTAATAGGTAATCCGATATGTACTACGGCTGATGGCGTATCAATTTCCACTGTACCATTGGTGACAATGGCCTGCGGTGAAACATTAGCATCGGAAAGAATATTAACTGTCTTACCTTCAAGATGATTTAAGCCAGCAAAGCGATAGCGGGCAATGCTCCATTCAGTAGTGGGCGTATTTTGTAATGCTGGTGGAATATTGCGATTAGCAGAAATAACCACTTGATTTGCAGATACATATTGAACAATCTTACAGCGAAGCTCTTTATGTTCATTATCTTCAAAATAAGGAATATTGACGGCACTACCAATATCAGAAGCACTAAAGACCGGATCACCTGAAATCACTAATGGATAGTTTTCTTGATAGTTCCACTCACCCGCTCCACCAGTGATGGTTGCTGTTTTTGATATATCAGTATTTCTACCATCATAACTTAAGCCTGAATCCACAAAGAAAGCATCTTCTGTACGAGTAAATAAACGGCTAGCCAAGCGCTCTACATATCGAACCTGTTTGCCGTTTACTGTACGCTGGACAATAAAATAAGCTGAGTCTTCATTGCCTTCACTGATCGAACACGTTGACTCAAATTTCCCTTCTGTCGATTGTGGCGCCCATGCAAAAACTTGTTGTTCTCTTAAATAGGTTAAAGCCAGCATTAACCCATCGTCACGTATACACCATGCAATAGAATATGGAACTGTAGTAAATGACCAATCAACAATACGATGACGTTGAAATAGGTGATTTGCCAACATAGTTAAGTCAGTGCCTTGGTACCCATCCACATCAAAGGAGTACGATAAATCACGCACAGCACTACCTTTCTCTTGTATATAAAGCGCAATGTTCGCAACAGAGATTGGCGGTAAATCACTTGAACCGTTAGCACCTTGTGATGACATTGAAAAACTGGAAGGTGTAAGCACTTTGTTCTGATCGCCTGTTATTTGATATTCACCGCCTGAGGTCAATGCCACCAGCGAACCGACATCAATCAAATGGCGAATTTCATTAACTTGACGACCTGCATACGTGTAGATAATGCGATCATCATCTTGGATAGGGTTGTTGCGTCCAAAGTCCTTATAGTCACCGCTACGACTGGCCCATATCGTTTGTGGATAAGCACGAGAGCCAGCAAAGAATAAACGTTGTTGATAATAAACAACGGTGCTTGGATAACCATCAACATCATTCCACACTGCACGCGCCCATTTATGGCTTGCATTATCTTTACCAACGGCATTGGATGGAATATAAGAGATCACCTTTCCTGTGGCTGTTTTACCATCTTCACTTACAGTTTCAATTTTTACGATACCAAAACCGCTATGCAGATATTCCCATTGAATACCTGTATCACCACCCCAACCATCCCAGCTCATTCCTTCCGTGTGAGACGGTCTTAATGTTCCTGTTTTACCGCCACTATTGGCACAATAGTAGTTACTGTCAGCACGGCGTTGATCATTAAGGTTGGTTGTTTTATCTGTTTCCCATACAGGAACCGCATCAATATCACGTTGCTCTAAATAGAACTGTTTACCTATTTGCTCGCTACCAAAAATATCATGCGTAGACGTTAACGTAATTTGCCCTGTGCTTGCACTGGCATAGACTTTCATTGCCTTATCGGTATTGATATCTTCAAAGGGGCCGTTCTTGGTTTCAACGGAGACTAACTTCCAATCATCATGATCGTAACGCTGTAACTCCATTGGTGGATAATCAGTATGAACAATCGTCATAACATCGGCTGATTGCGTATACTTCAAATCAAATAAATCAGCTTCTTTATAAGGTGTCGCTAATTCAAACACTTCGCCTTTATGTTCACCATCAGCATAGAGAACCTGCCCACCATCTTTAAACACGCGAATATAACGATCACCAAACTCTAACGCATAGGTTTGTACGGTGCTGAATTGGAAAGGAATAAGGCGAGACTTCTTATTTTGATACTTTGTTTCAGCAATAAATCGTGTGCCTGGTCTATTCTCAACGCCACCATATTGACGAATAATAAAGTTATGGCACTTGCGCAGTGCAGTTGAATACTTCGCAAGATCAACACGACCATATAGGCTTGGTGCAATTTCACCGCCTGAAAAACTAGGTTGAATAAGACTAAATGACATTATGACAACCTCGCTTGTGTGAATTCATCCATATAATCAGTTGGCTCTGCTGACTCACTTAATGAATGTGCTGCCGCGCTTTTAATAACACCTTGATAAATTTGTAGTGCTTCACCACCAATACCCGCATTTGATGCCAATGGACGAGCCAATTCAGCCGCTAAACGCCATGCAAGCGCATCTTTAAATAACGCATCAAACATATTTACGTCAGTAATACGTGCAACATATTCAAGCCATGCACTAGGATGATCAGTAAAAATTAAGCGACCAGTGCCATTCTCATCTGAACCAACATGAAAATGGATTGCTGTATCTGGTCTACGGTACTTTTGATGAGGTTCGACAATACCAATGGCTTTTAGACAATCATTAGGATAACGATAGGCATACGCCCAATTAGGTGGGGGATTATTTGTATTGGCTAATGCCACCTTTTTAGTCGCAAAGTTCCAAGGAAAATCGGCAAGCACACTATCACGGCATTGCGCATAATGAAGGTTACATTGAATGGCTTCTTTGCTGGCTTCAGTCATGCTATTAATTGAACGACTATTACCAATGCGACTTAATGCAATATTGCAAATTTCAATTTCTGAGGCCATTACTCACCTCCATCAAAAAGAACATCTGCCGTTGATTTTGTGTCGCCTACACCTAGAGCCAGATCGGTTATTTGTAACTCTACATATACTGACTTCTTACCTTCATGTTCATTAATAGATTTAGACAGTATTTTGGCAACAGCAGACAGCTCAATACTTTCACCAACATCAGGAATAGAAACACCTAATTTTTCTACTGTGTCGTTTTCAAGTGAAATACGTAGCCCGTATGGATATTCTTCACGAGTTTCTTTTTCACCTTTGGCATTTTCATAAGTTTCTGTGCTGGTTTTTAGATTGGTTAGTTTCATTGGATATCTCTCGGCTCAGGTAGAAAATAAAAAAGGGGCTTTCGCCCCCTTTATCATCGGGGGTTAAACCCCAAGTTCTTTCCGCTTTTCATCTATTGTGGTGCGCATTTTATCTGCGCCCATATTGTGATGAGGTGCTTTACCAAATAGCTGGGTATATTGCTCACGAAGCGCATCAAGGCTTGAATCAATTGCCACACCTGAACCGCTAACAGCAATATTACTTATTCCTTCACCAGTATTATCACCAGCTCCATCAGCCACACTATGAGTATTAAGTCGAGCATCAGCGCCACCAATTAACGCTAAGTTATCACCAGCTATACCGTCGTACTCAACCTCTTCACCGATTTCAAGTAGACGCCCAGCGATAAATGATTTTTTTAAAACCTTATATCGTGACATGTCACACCTTATTGAGTTACAGCATCGTAAATAGGATGAGCATCAACAGTTAGGTTAATGCCCGCAGTGAACTTACCCGCCGTTAATGGACCTTCTGCAACAACATATTGCAGGCGCAGGTACTTCAGAACGCCTTGAGGTACTTTCGCCACAATACGTTTACCTGCATTTAAATCAGCAATTGGCATTGCCACAGATTCAAAGATAGATTTAGCATCAGAGAATTTATCATCTGTCGCGGTTTCTAACTTAATTTGAACAGTCGCTTCACCTGCTGCTTTAGCCTGTTCAGTCACTTGTGCAAACAGCTCTAATGGCTCACCAATACCGATATCACGAAATGCGCCATGCACTGGCGTTAAGTCGATAACTTGCTTACTTACAGCAGATGCAGTAACCACCTGATCCAGTGAAAAAAGCGTTTCTTTATCTAAAATCATTTTGACTATCTCCAAATAAATGAAAGTTAGCGGAGCCGTTAAACGACACCGCAATAACTTATTTCACCTGATCTTCAGTCGTTAGAATGGCATCAACACGGCGAACAGGAATTTCATCGAATGAAACAACTTTCTTACCGGCAACTTCTGCCATAGAAATATTGACGTTTTTGCTGTTTTTAATTTGGCGACGCATCCAGCTACGGATTTGCTGGTTACAATAAAAAACAGGACGCCCCATAGAGAGGTTAGGGATCTTCTCAATTGCTTGAATAAACAAGTCTGGCAAATCGAGTGTGTCCGCTTTTTCTGGATCTTTACCAATTTTGGATAAATCAATATTGGCGATACGGACAACATAACGCCAGTCACGAACTGAGATACCATTTTTCCATTGGAAGTGAGTACGAAAGCCTTGGTATTTACCTTTGTTCTCATCTTCTAAAGTAACTTCACCTAAATGGTTTTGCTCTAAACCTGCTTTAGAACCTTTAGGGAAAATACCGTGGACAGTGTTTTCTCCCCATACGACTAACCACACAGAAGTTAAGTTACTGCCAGTACCACCAGCATCAATGATGTTGACTGCATTCTTGGCTTTCATATCGTTAAAGCGTGCAGCTAAGCCCGTAAAGCGCTGAGGATGAACCGTCGCATCACCATAAATAACTGTTTCAGCCATTTGCTGGTTCATAGACTCTAAGAATGCAATTGATTCAGACAATAGAAATTCATTCTTTTGCCCGTTCAAGTTAGCTAGGTCTTTATCAACCTCAGAATAGGTTTCAAGCATACCAATCGCATCAGTAACCTGTGCTGTGGTTGATTTGCTTGGTGGTACACCATAGTTAAGCAAGCGCCATGTTGCAGATGGTAAACCAGTACGAACGGTTGTACGGTGACCCGTTGGTAAGTTACCTTCAACGAAAACCATATCATCAAGGATTTCATTAGACTGATTCAGCAGTTCGACGATCTTCGCTTGCTTGCTGTCAGGGCCTTGTCGTTTAGCCCAATCAACGAGAGTTAAAGCAGGCATGTTATTTCCTCTTTGTTATCCAAATAAAACATCAGCAGCACTTTTACTGCCGTTACTGTTGCCAGTGACAAGACCGTCCTCTGACATTGCTTTGCCAACACCGGCAAAGATACGAATAAGCTCAGGATGGTTACCTAGTCCTGACTCTTCTAAATACTGTTTCAGTTCAGGTGAACCGAACTTATCCATTGCTTTTTGTGCCGCACCGATAGATTCAGCGGAACCAAGCTCTTTATCTGCTTTAACAGTTTCAGCCCATTGCTCTGTCTGTTTTTGCCAACCTTCAGCAAGTTGCTTATTAATCGCTGGCATGATTTTAGAGCCATAAACATCAACCAGTTTTTGCGCTTGTTCGTTGTTTAAATTCAGCTCACGAGCAATCGGCTCAAAGACTTCTAATGCACCTTTATCAAGCTCTTGCCCTTCTTCTGGTGCTTTAAATTCATACTTTTCAGGCGCACCTACATCTGATTTATTGGCATCATTTTTCTTATCAGCCGGCTTGCCCTGCTCTCCACCATTCTCTTTTTCAGTGCTTTTAGTAGGATCATCACTATTTGCTGGTGGCTCATTTTTATCTGTTGCTGATGTTTCTTGAGTAGGTTCCGTTGCTGTACCGCCACCGCCTTCACCTCCCTCGCTGTGTTGCTCGTTATACAAACGACGCATAATTAATTTCTGCCATAAGTTCATGACTGTTTCTCCCCTTGTTAAACGCTTGGTGTAGTTGCTTCATTTGCCATTTGCGCATAAAGCTCAGGGCAAACTTGGTGTAATTGATTGAAAACTTTTAACCCATAGTTACGTTCTCCCTCTCTAAATGCCATTGCATAGGGATCATTAGAAAAAGAGCTACGAAATACGCCAGAGTCAGAAATCAAACGCCAAATAACAGCACGCCCAGCTTCTGTGGACATAACCTCTTTTAGCTGTTGTTCCTCTTTCTCTTGCCTATTTTTTTGCTGAATATCGTATTCAGTGCGAGCAATTCTCTCGTCTTCATACGCATCGAATGGATGTGTCATTGAGCACCTCCACCAGCCATAGCGGACAAGGCACTATCATTATCAAGATTGGTATCACTGAGGGTTTTAGCACCATCAATAGCGGACTGCGCCATTTGCATCTGAGCCATTTGTTGTTGCTGTGCTTGTCGTTGTTGACGTATGGCTTGTACTTGCTCATTGGTTGCAACGATAGTTGGAGAGACACCAATAGCAGACGCATAATTATCAATGGCATCATCAGCATTAAGCTTATCAAGGGCTTCAGGCTTAACTTTTGCCAGATTGCCAACAAAGCCAGCAAAGCGTTCGATACTGCCAACACCAATCGCTTTCTGTGCCTGAGCCATTACAGAAATGTACTCAACCTTTAGATCCATTCCCTGCATTTCATCAGGTGCAATGGGAAGTAAGTTTTTATTTACTAAGATTGAGAAAGTGCGATTAATCAGTTTGTCGAGTAACTCAGAATCAAGGCGTTGCAGAACAGGCCCTAATTGCAATAGCTTCTCTTCACGCATTTCAACAACGGCTTCGATCGGCATAGAGCGCGTATTCACCATTTGCATCATGCGGAATAAATCAACAAAGTAAGCGGTATCAATCAGTTGACGGGTATCTTGAACATCTTCAAGTAGTGCTTTCAATGCTACGGGTTGAACATCAAAAATCGTTTGAATTTTATTAGTAGGATTTGCCTCATCAAGATAGTTAATGCCTCCGGGTATGGTATTTACCCGTTGGTTTTTTAATGAGGCTGGCACTTGTAAAGGTGGATTGGTCAGCTTATCAATCATCTGCGCTTTACGTTTTTGCATTAATTGAAGTGCTTTAGTACCACCTAACGCCAACATACCAGGGCAAGATGAGCCGTAAACATCTTCACCATTCACTTCCCAACGTGGCGCCATAATAGGAAATTCATCATAGCCAGATTCACGTAACACTTTATCGTGATCACCCGCCACTTCAAGATAAACGGATTTAAAAGGCTTGTGTTTCGCCTCTAACTTTCCTGTTTGTCGTTCAAGGTTTGGATATACAGCATGAACCACTTCAACCCATTGGCTGTACTGGCTTGAATTCCACATTGATTTAACAGTATCGCTGACGCTATCAATCCCGAATTCCATCACCAACTGGCGAACGGTCATCGTAAATTTGCGATAACAAACATCAACACTCAGGCTTGGGCTATTCGCAATGTAATAACTGCCAAGGGGGAAATGAACGGTACGAATAATACGCTGACTATCTTCAACAACCGCCATTGCAGCAGTGCCGAAAGTACCTAAATCACCATACATCAACGGTAATGACTGATAGAGATTAGAACGATTGAACACTTCGTTCATGCGTTGTTCGGTGGTTTCGAGCCAAAGTTTTACAGGACCATAATCCATTAAGTCAGGATCAGGTGTTGCTAAACGAAACCAAGGACGAGCCGGACTTGTAATACCTGACATCATGCCACTGGAAAGCACCGATGAAGCCAAAGACGCCGTAGGGTCAATGATCTTACTATTACGGCGATCACCTCGATTAACATCAGACGCAGTAAAGCGCGTACTGCGAGGACGAGTGAAATCTGACAATTCACGCCAATGCGGTTCAAATGAGCTACGCTCTGTTTCCAACTGATTAAGTTGTTGCAGTAGCTGTTCTTTCAATGGCGTTGACATAGTCACCCCTTATTGACCAAGTAAGGTTTTACCGCTGGTGGATGCTGAACTTGTCGCACCCTGCGCACCTGTTAGTAACGTAGACTTACGACCTGCGGCTGCACGGCGACGACGCATTTCATCATCACGACTACCCGTTACTGCCGCATCTTGTTCTTGAGGTGCTGCCTGAACAGCAGGAGGAGTTGTAATTTTTGGAGTATTGCCAAATGGATTACACATATCGACACACCTTTATAATTAACCAATATTGCATATTAAATTAATAATACATGTTATTTGACAATATTGAAAATTATAACTACCATTTTGGTTATGCAATGCCACTGCATTTTTCTCGGTATTGTTACCACAACAGCGTGCTTTACCTTAGGACTGTTTGCCCTCTACTCAAGAGGGCTTTTTTTATGCAAATGGATCGTAATCTGAATTGCTGACATTAGTGCCAGAATGAAGTGAAGAGTAATTTCTATCTATTTTGGTGACTGGATAGGCGAATGTCAGTGCTAGCGCATCACCTTTACCCGGTGAACGACCAAGACGCTTTTTAATTTCTGTTTTATCTTCTAGTACAATCTTGCTATCGATAACACGAACCTTGTATTCACCACATGACAAATCATCTGCGGTTTCCTGATCATCAATAGCCCCACCAATTTTTAGCCATGTCTTAACGCTGTTATACATTTCACCACGTTTGTTTAGCATTTGTGGATCTGTTGATGCACCACCAAACTTAACTAAACGCCATACACGACCCCAACTTGTTCCAATAGAGTGAATACCTGTACCATATCCAAAGTCGATATGAACAGCGTCAGCCTTATATTGATCTTCAAAGTCAGCAATACGCTTTGCCATAACAACATCGTCAGTTGTTTTAAAGCCCGTCCACAAGCACTTACTAAATAAACCTTGGCGCAGATAAATCACCGCATCATCAATACCAGAATAGGCGGGATCAACACCAATAATTACAGGCGCATGAGCAACTTCTGCCTGTGTGACAATCCGCTTCATGGCTTCATCAGTTAAACCTGTTGGGATAAACTGTAGTTCTGATGCTGACGGGAACACACCACGAACACGGACTTTAAAGAAGTCGCTATCTTCGCCGTAGTCCTCTTCCCATTTTTTAATCTGCTCTTTGTTGCTACCTTCAACGGTACGGCTATCAATCTGCTTAGTATTCCAACGATGTTTAAACTTACGAAAGCACTCACGAAAGCGCCCTGTGTTACGGGTTGGGTTACCAAATGCTATCCAAATGATTTCGGTGCCTTCATCCGTTAACGCCCCTTCTGCAACTTCCCATACCAGATCGGCAATGTTAGACGCCTCATCAAACACCAAGATAATACGCTTGCCTTTGTTGTGAAGCCCTGCGAATGCCTCCGTGTTGTTTTCTGACCATGGTACCGCATCAGCACGCCAAGCATTAGCATGATTAGGATCGTTTGAGTAGATAGCTGTCTTAGTGCAAGTAAACCAATTATTAGTTAGTGATAGGCGTTGCCACTTCGCTATTTCTGGCCACGTTTTAGTGCGTAGCTGATTTTCGGTGTTAGCAGTGACGACTACCTTACAATCTTCGCAGGTATCCATACCCCACTTGATGATCATTGAAATAAATGCAGATTTACCGATACCGTGACCAGAAGCACGAGCAAGTAACAATGGCTGGTGGCGTGTCTTTGGATTGCGTAGATGTTCACCGATTTCATTTAATGCTTCGGCTTGCCACTGACGAGGACCATTGTATTCTTCAAGTTCTCCACCAGCTTCACCCCACGGAAATGCGTAATACGCATAGCCTAATGGATCATGCGTAAATGATGCGATATCTTCAATGAGTTGTTCTTCTGGTGACTTCTGTAAAGCTTCTGACATTACTCAATGCTCCCTTGCTGAGCACGTTTACGAGCAGATGCCAACTTATCAGCCAATGATACATTTACATCGACCTGTACCCTGTCTCTAAAGGCATTGATATCAACATGCTTACCAATCAGCTCAAGTACCTTAATTTTATCCAGTAACTTTACTTTTTTAATACGTGTATCACCGTCAATATCAATGATATCGAATGCAGCAACACTTTTACGCCAAATAGGTGACCATTCAGATATTGGTTTAATATCGCCTTTCTCATTAAGAATATCGGCAATATCTGCATCAAGCATATCAACCAAGCGTTTGAGTACATTGTCAGCACTCATCTTGGTTCGCTTATTGCGCTGTTGCATAAGTTGTGCGATACGCTCTTGAATACGGGGATCAGCCATTAGCTGTGATGCGCGCTTGCAAGCACTGCCAGATGCATATCCAGCAGAGATTGCAGCATCAGTTTGATTATCGGGGGATTTTATATATTCCTGACAGAAACGTTCCATCTTGTCGTTGATAGGCGTTGGCTGTCGTGCAGGTTTCTTTCTTGGTCTTTTGATAGTCATAATCATCACCTCTTTGGTTATTATGGCTATTCAAAATATAACATTCAAATTTTATAAGCATTACCTAAACTCATTTGGTTGACAAAATCGCGTCAACCAAATTTCTATTTTGCTATCGTTTTGTCAACCAAGTTAAGCTGTAATTCGCGATATCCATAAGTTACCCAACATTTAGCATCACCAGATAAACAGCATTGCTGAACGGGTAACTGCTCACCACAACGCTCACACTTACGCTTAGATAGTTCCTCAGCTTGTCGCTTATACTCCGCATCATCTTTACGAATAAGCATCTGCAAGTATTCAACATTATCATACGGTTCACGACCAGGCATACGTAGAACACAATTACGCTGTAACATCTCCAGCTCTTGATTATCCACCAGCAATTCAATCTTTGTTACACCAAGTTCCTTTTGGCGCTTACGCTGTAGTGCCTTACGTTCAGCAGGTGATTTAGCCATTTACTATCTCCTTTGGCACATCAACTTCACCACCTAACACCACAGCGACAGTAGCGCGACAAATTGCCTCTTGAGGTGTATCACCATCGTAATAATCATCTTGTAAGTAATTACAGATAGCAGACCATGCAATTTGATAATGATCATAGTCATCACTAACCATCTCGTTAATTAGTTCGATAGCGTACGTATCAATAAACTCACCACACTTTAACCAGTCACTAGATGGGCTATATACGCAGTTATTAGCATCAACAATAAACTCTTTGCCAATACGAACATCAACACCAACGGCTTTACCTACCGCAAAATCAAGCGCTAATCCTTTTAGTTTTGAGGTTTTAATTTTCATCATTCACCCTCTGGCATTGGTGGGAGTGGCAGATCGCCCCAGTAGATAACGTCTGAATAATCAAACCACTGTGATATTTTTATGCTGTAAAAACCGCATCCTTCATCAATCCTCCATCCGGCGTGAGTTTCACCGCCTGCATAGAACAAAATTAGCTTACCCCTCTCTGGATATTTCTCACTCACCTTAACCCAATTAGTTCCCTGCATTAGATGCCTCCTCCCCTATCAGTGGCTCAAATGAAACCAACTCAAATGTAATTTCACGATGGTAATCGTAATAATCATTAGTTGGTTTTAGCGTATAGACCCCCTCACCCTGAAAGTAATCTTCTCCGGTCAAAACCATTGATATTTCTTCTTGAAACTCTCGAATGTCAGTTGCGTCAAAATCACCATGGCAACCCTTTAAATAGACCTCGTTTTCGTCATCAACAGCGTGATGAATTACAACAATAGTTCCAAATGGGATTTCCTTTTGCTTGTTCATCTAAAAATCCTCTTGCGTGACATGTCACGATTGTTTGTTTATTTGAATTAACGGAATATCGAAACCTATGTGATTACCTTCAGTTAACTGTTCAAACTCTTTCTTGACTGCACTAATTACTTCACCTTCGCTATCCATAAATGCCACAGGGTTTTGTTGAGTAAATGTGAGATTTTCACGTACTAGCTCATCGAGATATGTACAAATGGCATATACCTCTTCTGATGAGATATTTTCTGGCGATACAGAACCATCAAGAATGTCGTAACAAAGCCTAATAGCATCAATTTCTTGGCTCATAATTTCTTCCCAAACTCATTCAACGATTAATTAACTCAGTCACTAACTTAACGAATGGTAATAAGTTCATGATTTTCTGTATTTTCAGGTAACGTTACCCCTATCTTTCCCTGTTCACCCCAAAGCTTTGACGCGCTGATATTCCACACCCTACAATCTTCATCAAAGATGGCATCCATAACGGCTTTAATCAGGTTATCGACATCAGGACGTTGCTGGTGAGGTTTACCATTCATCTCAATGCGTTTCTTCTTGCTCCATGATTTAGGCATAGGGATAACAAACGTTAAGTGAGCACCGCTTTCAGGTAACGTAAAACGGTTAGCTCTCATTTCGTCACAAAAAGCGTGGTACTTAACAACAACCGGTCTTTTCTTCCATGCGTCACGTTGTGTCATACGTGGCTTTGGTACAGGATTGATATAATAAATTTGCTGTTTCATGCACGTACCGCCACCAGCATTGCGTTCATACGGTTATGAATATCAGCAATCTTTCCATGCTGTAACGGTGGTAAGCTCTTTCTGACGTAGGTTAGTGAGCCTTTCTGACAGATAACATGCTTATCCGTAGGTTTTGCTGGCTTCTTAGTCATTAGAGAGGCTTCTTTTTTGATATCTAAATCACGTAGACGCTCCATGTAATCAGGCGCTAGCGTGTATACATACCCAATGCCAACTACCGCTTTGCGTTCTACGACGGAGCTTTCAATCAATTTAATCAGTGTATAATTGGTTGTTGAGCGGTTCTTCTTTCCCTTGAGATCAGAAGCAATTGCCGTTATCTCGTTAACTGACAATGATTTTTTATTGTCACGTAAAATATCAACAACTAAATCCTGCATAAATTTCATATACGATAACCCTTAATAGATTAATCATTATGGTTAATATATCCAATTTGGTTATGTTTTCAAGTATAAAAAAACAGAGTTTTTAATTAAACTCATACCTACTTAAAACGCTCTCAAATCGTCTATACGCTGTTTTCACTACTCAGGCACCCAATCGCATACCTACAACAAATAAAACTCACCAGTGTTTATTACGCTAAGGATTTTGATATCCAATAAACCCTATTCGATTTTTAGTTTATGAAATTACTTAACTAAACGCCGATAGCTTTGCCATGTGAAATTTATCGTTGTTGGATTTCCCATTCGGAGTCGATCTATTACTCGTTCATCCAACACTTTGGATAGTTGGGTATAATTTAGGTTTGTAAGCACTCCAACAGGCTTTTTGTTTGCTAGTCTTCGATCCACTACTTGAAATATAATTAATTCCTCATTGAGGTTTCCACGTTGCACACCCACATCATCAAGCACTAGCAAATCAACATCACACAGATCATCTATCAGTTTTGACTCTGTTGTTTTAGCATCCTTTTGATAGGTTTCACGAACCTTCATCATTATGTCCGGCAGTGTAGCGATCAGAATACTTTTCCCTTTTTGGATAATGTGGTTGCCTATGGCTGACGCTAAATGATTTTTTCCAGTACCAGGATTACCACTGAAAATGAACCCACCAAATGATTTACCAAATTGCTCAGCGTATCTCTTAGCTTTGTACAATGCTCTTTGTTGGTCTTCACATGTAACGTCATAATTATCGAATGAACAATTTTGGTGTAATGGGCTAATACCTGATCTACCCATGATTTTATTTAAACGAGCTACTCGGTTTTCATTTGCGATCCTCATTGAATCAATTTCACCCTGCTCTCGTTGCCATGCCATTAATTCAGCAGAAGTAGTAAATTTAGGTTTAATATGCTCAGGCATTATTCGCTTTAGCCTTGCTAAGGTTGATGATGCAGTCATCAGAAGTCCTCCGGTATAAACTCATCGTTCTTTTGAGGTTGAATGATCCGTTGTGGTGGTGAAACGTTTGGTTTGAATAGTCCTTGCCAGCCATTTGTAATGGTTTTGCTAATTATTTCTTCAGGTGAAAAACCTAACTCATAACACTCAGTGAGTAATTTTATTTGTCCACTGAACGTTTGTTTCGATTTTATCGGGTGCTTGATTTCCTTTCGGTACTCAATCCACTTCTCCCAAACTTCAGGATTTAGCCAATCAGGTATTTTTTCTTCCAAGATATTAAAACCTCGCTTTTGTACCGACTTTTTTTTCAAGGGGGATTTAGGGGGTTTTATATCTTGTTCTTGTTCCTGCTCCTGTTCTTGGCTTCGTAGGGTCTTCAAAGCCCCTTCCAAGCCCCTTTCATTTTTTATCGATGATTCTCTTGCAGAACTTAAATTAAAAGCATCTTTATACTTATCATAAAACATTGATAGAAATTGATTTTTAGGCTGAGAGTCATACTCTCTTTGTATACCGATACACCGGTTATCTGATGGCTTCAAAGATGATGCTATTTGATATTTTGCCATCTCGATCACCCAAACAACTTCAGCATCCTCATCATAGTGGCAAAAACCTGCTTCAATGCACCTTAGAAGCCCCTTAGAAGCCCCTTCTAAACCTAGCCCTGTTTCGTGCGCCATATAGATAATAGGTAGGTAATACATTCCGATCATATTGGCGTGAGGATTGGTTAATAAGTACATAGAGACAATAAGTGCTTCATGCCCTTTTTCTCTTATTTCCTTACCTGTTTTTCCTATCCAAAATTGTGGGGAAACTTTTCCATAGTCACGCATAAAACACCATTCACTTAGCGCTGTTAATTAATTGCTTTAACACAGAGCGATAGACTGTTGAATTTTCAAAGTTGCATTTAACGCAAACACCATTACAAACATAACGTTCAGCAACATGACCGTTCTTGCATTTCTTACCTGTAAAAAATTTTCCAAGCCCTTTTGAAGCAGCTTCTTTTCGACTAATAATCTCCATTTCAACCTCATTTGATTATGTGTATGTGCAAATGCTATCCGTTATTTTAAAATATATCAACCTAAAAAGACTTATTGGTTATCAATAAAAAATTAAGGACCACCGAAGTGATCCTTATCAATAAATAGCCTTTGAATTATTATCGAATAAAGAAATTGATTAATTGCTCTCTGGTTGCATCTGCACCGAACTCAACACAAATATCATATAACTTATTGAGTTTACTTAGTGAAGGCTTACGTTTTGCATAGCGTAGCTGATGTGATAGATACAGTTGGCTATACCCAGTTCTTTGAGAGAATACTTCTCTTTGCTTAATCGTTAAGCCATTCCAAAATTTTTTAAAGTCGAAAACTTCCATAATTTCACCAATTTGATTAACCAATAAATAATAGTAACCGTTTAGGTACTTTACCAAAAGGGTTATTTGTTTGTTTAATACACCATAACTTAATCAAATTTGTATAAAGAATAGACACCAAAGGACTTGGATAAATGAAAAGCATTGCTGAAATTAGAAAAGATAACCTGATTTATATTATTGAACGCTACTACAACGGCAAACAAAAACTATTGGCTGATGCGTTAGGCGTAGCACCAAGTATGATCTCTCGTTACCTATCACCAAAAGATTTAAAAAGTCATCGTGAACTCACCGATCCAATGTCACGTAAAATTGAATATGTGACTAGAATTAGTAAATATTGGATGGATGTAGACCATTTAAAAGAAGGTCATGCAGAGTCAGAAAAAGAAGAATATATTCCGACCGAGATCGGAAAAATACTCTCAGATAACATCACAACATTTATGTTAAACGATGGAATAAAATCAAGAGTTAAGCTTTCTGTCGATTCAGGGCTTGCACAATCAACAGTTAACCGCATTATCAATTGTGAAGCCAGCGCCACCGCTGAAAGCATTGATGCTATTGCAAAAGCAATGGGCCGCCAAGCCTATGAACTACTGATCCCTAAAAATGATAAAGGCACTATTAACTATGATAGAAGAGCCTATTCAAAACTTCCCGCCAGCGAACAAGCTGCTATTGAAAACTTCATTGAATTTATCATTAATAAAAACCAGCCTATCTCCCACGACTAACCCTTTCCATTAAAAAGAAGTCATATACTGGCTTCTTTTCACTCTTAATAAATCATTAAATTTCATAGTGATAAAAACAAACATAACCATATTGGTGATTTATTTGTTTTTCATGGTTGACAATGGTTAATTTGTGGTTATGATTAAAAGCATAAGTTAACCAATACGGTTAATTTGCTCTTTAACAACATGGATAAAAGAGACTGATTTTTTAATGCGCTCAGACATAACCAATTTGGTGATTAGTCATGATCTTTTATATCAAAGACGGTAAGCATGTATTTACCTTATCTGGCTTAAATGAGTCACAGTCATTTGACAATTTTAAAGCCGGTATTGAGTGAGCTTATGTAAGAAAGCTCGCATTACAAACAGAACAATTAGTAGGTAAACAAAATGTCAGACACTAAGCACTTAAATGTGTTGATTGCAAAAGCTCTTTTACTTAACCAAGATATTACTGATAGCGAACAAGTAGATGCGCTAACAGCTCATATCAATGGTGATATTGAAAAAGAAGAGTTTAAGCAATATGACCACTTTATTAATATCACGTTACTTGCACTTTCATTGGTTCCTAATATCAGCAGCGAACTCAGTGAAGAGCAAATCGTTAACGCTATTATGTCATTTATTGATAACCCTGATATGCGTAGCGTTCGTCATAGAGTTAATCACTTTAACTCATTAACAAATCCAAAAACCACCTCAAATGAGGTAGAAAAAAAGGAAGTACCTCAGGAAGAGGTAATTTTTCACGCCAATAAAGATAACCAAAACGGTCAACATAAGGAGGCGGAAGATATTCCAAAGGAAGAAAATGACCAACCTGCTTATTTTGAACCTGGTCGGTATCCCGATATTCCTAACGAGGTGTATCACAGTTCAAACGGCATCAGTAGTTCGATGCTAAAAGATGCTCGTATTAGTTTGATGTATTACGAGTTACGCCATATAACAAAAGTCATTGAGCGTGAAAATAAGCGTTGTTTCGATTTAGGTAGTGCGTTTCACACGTTAACAATGGAACCTGAAAAGTTTGATGCTGAATTCAGTGTTAAGCCAATTATTCCAGAAGGTGCCTTTACAACAACGGAAACAATGAAGTCATGGATTGACGAATACAACAATAAGTTGCCTAAGAAGCTCTCACAAGATGAGTTAAAAGCAATTATTGAAGAACATAATGCCACTCTGACACCGCAACTTTCCACCAGCGGAAAAGCCGAAGAGCTAGGTCAGATATACATGCAGTTGCCCGATGAATTTAAAACCATCCCTGAAGATGGAAAATTTACTGGTGCAGCAATGAAAGCCTGTATCAAAGCCTATAACGATACTTTGCCAACACCATTGAAAACCTCAGGGAATACAGAAGCATTACTTGAGCAGATATACCACCACATCAATCCTGAATTATATTTAGCAGAAGTAAGTAAGCCTGAGCCACTTAGAAAACCCGTCAAAAAAGATGATCTCATGCAGGTCATTAAAGAAGTGAACCCTGATGCTGTATTTGAAGATGAAATCATTAGCCAATGGCTTAGTGACGATTCAAAAATTCACGTTCAAACCGTTGACTATGAAATGGCAAATAACATGCGTAACGCTGTTATGAACCACAAAGAAGCATCCAGTTTATTAAACCACCCTAACCGTGTATCAGAAGTGAGTTACTACGGCATTGATGAAGATACCGGCCTTGAAATTCGAGTTCGTCCTGATATCGAAATTCAAACAGAAAATAACAGATTAGGTTTTGACCTCAAATCAGTAGCACTTGGTCGATTTAAACAAGATGCCATTGAAACCATGATCCGCAGAGAAATCATTAATCGCGATTATCACATCAGTGCAGCTATGTATTGTGATGTGGCAATGCTGGATCAGTTCTTCTGGATATTCGTTAACAAAGACGAGCATTACCACTGGGTCGCTATCGTTGAAGCCTCTCCTGAATTACTTGAACTGGGTCGCGCTGAGTACAAAAAGACACTGCGTGATATCCGTGAAGCTATGGATACAGGATATTGGCCAGCGCCTATCACCACTACTCTCACTATCGGTATCACTGACTTTGAGCAGAGAAAGTTAGAAGAACTGCAAAACGAAGTCGCTTAATAAAACTGCGCTTGAACAATCAGGCGCACGCTTGGAGTAAATATTATGTCAGAAGTAGCAACTCTCGAAAGAAACCAATCAGTAATGAATAACACATCATTACTTTTTAATCCTGAATCATTAGACCGCATTGTCAAATTTGCTGAGCTAATGGCATCAGGTACAGCAACGGTGCCAAGACATCTGCAAGGTAAACCATCTGATTGTCTTGCTATCACAATGCAGTCTGCACGCTGGGGAATGGATCCTTTCGTTGTCGGTCAAAAAACACATGTCATCAATGGTGTGCTTGGTTATGAAGCCCAATTAGTAAATGCAGTTATTACCAGTTCAAATGCTGTTGTAGGTCGATTTCATTACAAATACGGTGGCGACTGGGAAAAGATTGTAGGCATGAAAGATAAACGTGATGAATCGGGTTTATTTATTGAAGTCGGTGCAATTTTAAGAGGTGAAGAAGAAATTACATGGGGTGAGCCTGTTTACCTTGCTGATGTACAAACGAGAAACTCACCACTTTGGAAAACAATGCCTAAGCAACAAATCGCGTATCTCGCTGTAAAATATTGGGCCCGTCTTTATTGCCCTGAAGTTATTCTTGGTGTGTATACGCCAGAAGAACTTGAAGATCGACCGATTAAAGACATCACCCCACCGAAAGAACGTGTAAGCATTGATGAAATCACCACTCAACAACAGACAACCAATGAAGAACCGATAAAAGAGACTCAAGGCGAGTTTATACCTAAGTTCGATGCTGAAGCCTTTAGATTAGCTATTGATGATGTTCAAACTGTCGAAGAAGCTAAAAATATTCGTGCAGAAATTGAGAACTTAAAAAATGAAATGGGGATCAACCTATTTACTGAATTAAAAAATAAAGCAGTACAGGCATACCACCGTATTGATGCACGTAATGCCCTAGAAGCTTCTATTAACTCACTTCCTGAATCTGGCTCACCTGAAGCTACCGAAGCATTTGAAAAAGTAGACAAGCTACTTAAATCAAGCAAAAGAAAACTTGGTGATGAGTTATACGAATCTTTCTCTATCACACTTAATGATATGCGCCCTGAATACCAGTGATCCTATTTAAAGCGGAGCGATACAGCTCCGCAAGGAGTTTAAATATGAATATTAAATTACCTACCAACCCTATCCGTATGCCTGCTGTTTTAAAGCTAACAGGACTTTCTCGCTCAACTATTCGCACCTTAGAGAAGAAAGGTGATTTTCCAAAGCGTATGTATTTGTCGGTGCGTTGCGTGGCATGGGAGGCTCATGAAGTATATGAATGGATAGATAAGAAAGCTAAATCAAGAGAGACACCCAAGTGTTACACCGAACGTAAGCGCAATGAAGCTGGGCAGTTTGTGAGTAACGTCTAACCCCTACCCGTTAACCAAAGAACTCAGTATAAGGATGCAATGCGGAAGAATGAATATGAAAGACAGAATCAAGTTTAACGATGTAATGCTAAAGGCGGTCATAGATGGCAGAAAAACGCAGACACGCAGGCCGATTAAACCACAACTAAAAGTAACCGAAGATGGGTTACGCTATCTTAGTGCATGGCAAGATGGTTACACACTATCAGAGCAAGTATGCGCAGCATGGCGGCATGGATTTGTTGATGTTGATTCCCCGTATGGTGAGATTGGCGACATTATCAACATTGCAAACAAGGACGGTAATATCAAAGGAAAAATTGAAATTACTGATATTTGGTTGCAACAGGTTCAGGAAATATCACAGCAAGACGCAATGAAAGAAGGTGCGCCACCAAATCACGCCTCCATTGACGCTGTATCGCGTGAGTATGGTTTCCCTGATTTTTCGCGTTCATGGTTCGATCAAATATGGATAGATATATACGGAAAAGACAGCTGGGTAAGCAACGAATGGGTATGGGTTATTGAGTTTAAAAAGGTGGAGTGATGAAAATTGAACAATCTCAAGTTACTAAGTTAGTAATAACAGATGTTGAGCGACACGACCCTATCCATGTTTACCTTGAGGATTATGGAGATAATCAAAACGGTAGTGTCACAATTAGCAAATGGGGCAATTCATGGTCTTGCTTTTGGGGCTCGATGGGTAGCTCACTAATTGAGTTTATTCATAGGATTAACAATCACTACTGGATAGGCAAGTTAGATTCTAATTTAATCTCTGAGATAGACGCTGATAACGATGCAAATGCTGAATACGCTAAAAAGAAAGTTATCAAGCTACGCAAAGATGATGAAATAGATAAATATGAAGCAAGGGAATATTGGGATTTAATCGAAGCATCAGACAATGTTAAAGATGAGTGCTGTAATAGTTTTTTAGGCGGTAAGTTGCTTAGCTTATTTGGTGATGATGCTTGGTATAACGATTGGCCTTCTATTCCTAACCCTCAATATCTAAGAATGGAATCACGATTAAACGCTGTTCGTGAGGCATTAAAGCAAATAAATGTGAGTTAAGGAGGCTTTTTGACAGTAGATTAGTCACATGGATGTGAGTATGATTTCTGCTTTAATTTTTGTTAAGGATAATTTATATGAATGAAGTATCACACTTAGCTACCGATAAAGATATTGTTACAATGGTGACAGCAATAATAGGTGCCATTTGTTTAGTAATTGGTGGCACTATTGGTTTTTTTACCAAGTGCTTTTATGAAAATAAAAAAATTAATGAAAGTAAAAAAGCTCTTCGCCAACAAATGATAACAAACAATATTGCACCAATGAGACAGGCGTGGATTAATGACTTACGAAAGACAATGGCTGATTTTTTATCTCAATGTGAAACTTTATCTTTAGTTTTCCATCTTCATAAAGAAAATCGTTTTTCAGAAAATGAAATTGATGCCAATAAGGATAAAATTATAAGAATAAAAAACCTTATGCTCACATATCGTTACTTAGTTCTTCTCCTCCCAGCAAACGAGGATGAAGTAACAGCAATTAAAAACCTGATGACTGGTGTAATGAATTGTATAATTAATAATACCGATACATATGACGAAGATTTAGTATCAATCTCCATAAAGACACAGGAACTACTAAAGAGAGAATGGGAAGTAACAAAATCCCTTAAAGAGATAGAATAACTACCACCCTGCACTAGCAGGGTGTTTTATACCAAAAATAAGGAGAGTAATGAACCATAAAAAATACGACCTTATCTATTGTGATCCTCCGTGGGATTACAAAAATAAAGTTTCAAACGGTGCTGCTAAAAATCATTATCCAACAACCTCCCTCTTCAATTTAACTCATATCCCTATTCATTCTATCGCATCTGATAACGCAGTTCTTGCCATGTGGTATACAGGTAATTTTGTACTCGAGGCTATTAAATTAGCAGAAGCTTGGGGCTTTAAAGTCCGCACAATGAAAGCTTTTACATGGGTTAAGTTTAACCCTTTAGCATGGCAACGAATTGATAAGGCTATTCAAAACAGTGAGTTATTTGATTATCACGACCTGTTTGAACTATTAGATGCTGAAACAAAAATGAATGGGGGGAACTACACCAGAGCCAATAGTGAAGATGTTTTAATCGCTACTCGAGGCAATGGGTTACAGCGCATTAGTGCTAGCGTTAAGCAAATCGTATTTAGTTGTTTAGGTGAGCATAGCGAAAAGCCGTGGGAAGTAAAAAACCGTCTTGAACAATTGTACGGTGATGTAAGTCGCATTGAGCTATTCGCTCGTGACATGTCACAAGGTTGGGATGCATGGGGCAATCAATGTCCTAACAACAGTATCGAACTTATCAACTCTCATTTTATTTGTAAGGAATAAACATGCCTGATATCGCAGATGATGCTAATGACTTAACGGCTCTACAAATCAACACCGCATTAGCAAACAGAGAGCCACCAGCAAAAAGCTTAACAGGGTTTTGTATCTGGTGTCGTGAAGAGCCGGTAACAGAGAACAGTGCTTACTGCTCCAAGGAGTGTGGTGATGATCATGCTCAGTACAAAAGGAAAAACGGCTAATGATTATTGTACTCACGTTATTGGCTGTGTACTTATGGCTTGCTGGATACCTATTTTCAGAGTCTAAGCACGAAAGCGACAATATAAAAGATATTGTGGCCAGACTGTTTTACTCCACAATCTGGCCTGTTGTCGGTGTACTTTACCTATCGTCACTACTTGCTTATAAAACACTTGGCGAAGAATGACAAAGCGTTAATCTTTCTCTTTTATCCATTCATCCACCATATCAGCCCACTCTTGTAACATCTTTCTACGCTGTTCAGCATATTCAGCTTTGTTGTAAACGGCTCTAACGCCATTTTGAACGTGTGCTAAACATTTCTCTATCCAATCTGAGTTATAACCTGCTTCGTGCAATAGCGTGCTTGCTGTGCGTCGTAAATCGTGAACAGTAACCGGTTCGAACTCAATACCTTTTTCATTGATACGTTTTACGGTGCCATCAATCACGTTATTCAATGCAGCATTAGAAAGTGGCTTTTTAATATCATATCGACCAGGCATTAAGTAATCGCTTCCCATAGCACAAACTTTCATACCGGTTAAAATATCCATTGCTTGATCAGAGAGATAAATAACATGCTCTTTTCTCCCCTTCATTCGCCCTTTAGGGATCACCCATTGTCTGTTTTTAAAGTCTATTTCATCCCATGTAGCATGAATAAACTCAGACTTTCTGACTAATGTTAGCAATACAAATTTAACGGCCAATTTTAAGGTTGGATAACAACTATAGTTTTCTAGTTCATGAAATAAGATACCGATTTCTTTCGGCGACATTGCCCTTTCTCGTGCCTGAAAAGTCCCTATCGAAGAAGCCTTTATCGCATCTGCTGGGTTACTAATTTCATAACCTCTATCTATGGCATAAGTAAAAACAGATCCAACAATCTCACGTACTTGTAATGCGGTCGCTTTTGCGCCTCTATCCTTTATCTTTTCACACAAAGCTCTAAGCCGTGGTGTGGTGATCTCTTCTAGTTGAAGCTTGCCGAATACAGGATAGATTTCTTTTTCAATAATTGCTTCTTTCATGGCCCTAGTAGAGTCGGCATATTGGGCATCATTAAGGAAATTGACGGTATAGTCTTTGAATACCGTCCCTATTTTTTTACTCTCAATACCGTCACGTTTCTTTGAAGCTGGCGATATACCTGCGTTTAGTAGCCTTTTTGCTTCAATTAATTCGGCTCTTGCTTCTGCAAGCGTGATACCGTCAGCACTGTATCGACCAAAAGTAACCGTTTCTCTCCTTCCATTAAAACGATAATCATATCTAAATGAAATAACACCACTTTTTGTCACTGCAACGTATAAACCATCTCTGTCAGACACTTTATAAAGCTTGTCTTGTGGCTTTAAACTTCTCAGTTTTGTATCGGTCAGCATGCTATAACCTCAATGCTGATACCGTCAAATAACAGCAAATTTATGACGGTATCAGTGTCTTAATTTTATAATTTATTTTTTGATACCGTCTCCTATACCGTCATTTTTTTCGGTTCTTGTCAACCATTAGCAACCATAGAAAACAAAAAAGCCACCAGTAACTTACTGATGGCTCTT